GTGAGCTTCTCTTCTTCGCGCAACGGCGCGTCATGGTGCGCTTCCTGCATATACTTCTCGTAAAGAGAAATCGGCAGCTTGAAAGCAAGCATCTCATTGACGCCAATAAGCCCAGCCCAATCGCCGGTCTTCAACGTCGCGTATTCCCAGCCGGGAACGTCTTCCGGCTTCACGGGCTCGTAGCCCAATCGAATACGCATCTGAATGGAGTCACGGGGATTGGTGGTGGTCAGCCAGCAGGTGTGCCAGCCGGGGATCTTAGGCAGGTCCGGGAGAGAGGACTGAAAGAATTGCTGACGAAACATCGCAACCCGCTCGTCATCGGAGATCTCGCGATTCTGTGTAACAGCGCGATCTTGCATCGCCCTGTTCTCGCGGCCTTCACCAGCAGATTTCCTCAAGCGTTCGTCGGTCATGTAATCGCTCCTTCCAGCGATTGAGTAATCATTAAGACGCGGAAAACCCAAAAGCAAGGTTTTTAACCCTTACTGTTCCGGTCGTACTCCGCGTACCGCTTAACGTATCGGGCGCGCAGCGTCGGGTCATCCCACACTCCGGCCTCAATAAGCGCCTGCTTGCGCTCCGGAGAGATGTAAATTTCCTTCCGGGTGCTGGCAGGTGCATGCTCACGCCCCGACCCCACCACAGGGCCGCCACGCGGCTCACGCTTGGGCTCAGGCTTCTCTTCGGCACGGCGCGACGGCTTATCCTCGCCACCAAACCGGTCGGGCAGGCGACGGGCCGCACGCTTCCGCAACTCATCCCAATAGTCCGGGGTGCGCGGGTCGTAGCCATCCTTGGCCATCGCCTGATCAATGGCGATAACGATTGCCGAATCTTCATCTCGGCCCTGGGCATCGTACCAGGGGTTCTCCTTGATGAAGTCCTGAGCGTACCGCATCGTCGCATCGTCAATCTGCTGCGGCTGGGGACGCTGCTGGGCAACCTGCTGCTTCTGGAAATTAAGCTGCTGGATACGCGCAAACGCTTGGTCGCGGTAACGCATCGCCTGCGCGACATCATCACCGTTGCCAGCAGCCACAGCCTTGGCAATGACGCGTTCGGCCATCTCGGCTTCGTTCGCCGCCTTAGCCATCGCAGCATCAAACGCGCTCAGGTCCAGGCTGTGCGTGCGCTGCTCTTGGGCGCTAACACGGCGCTCAAGATCGTCGTTCCGCTTGCGGAGAAAGTCCAACTCAAGCTTGTCGCGCTTGATGGCCTCTTCGCGCCGCTGCTTGCGCTCTTGCTTCTCAACACGACGGCGCTCGCGAATAGCATCGCGTTCATCATCTTCGTTAGACGATGCGACGCGCTCATCAGCATCGTCATCATCGTCATCCCGATCATTATCTTCGGCAGTAGATAACTTGTTAGGGTCTTCTACAATAACGATATCTTCTTTATCGTCATCATTTTCTTTTAAGGTCTCAGACATAATTCATCTCCTTTCAGATGAACGCCTTGACTGCCAGCGGATCCCCCGTGACCTGACCGATAATGTCGAGGTCATTGAAGATCACAAACATCGCGCTATTGTCCCTGGTAATCGGCACTTCCCAACGGTCGCCGCCGTACTTCGGCACGCGCACGAAGTCGCCCGCCTTGCACCAATCACCCTCGGGCCAAGCCTCCTGGGTGTTACGGTTTTTAAATGCCAGCGGACCAACGCTGATCACCTTGGCGACCTGCGTGTTCCACTTCTCGGTGTCTTGCGTCTCAGACGACAAGATGATGCCACCCCGAGTAACCTTACGCGGAGTGCGGATCTGAACCAGGACGCGGCTCCCAAAAGGCTGCACTCCGGCGTCTACCGCCGGAAAAGCCTCCGCCAACGCGTCCTCAGAAATCATTGACACCAGATTTCTCCTCTTCAAGTAGCTTCAATAACGCATTAATCGCCGCCTCATATCCAGCGACGACACCAACACGATACCCGTATTCAAAGGCATCGCGTTCCTGTGGACGTTTTAAGGCGTCCACAGAGAACTGCTGCTGTTGAGCTTTCAGGCGATTGAGAAGCTTAGTCTCAATCACGCCTGATTCTTCTCAACCTTCGGCTCCGGGGGCAGGGACTGACCGTCAAGCTTCTCACCCGCCGCAAGGCGATGCTTCTGCTTAACATAAGGCCCGGACATCGGAACCGTACCGGCGGTCGGCTTGTCGGCCATAGTGACCTCCTTAGGGATTAGGGTTGATACCGGTGCCCGTGCTGACGGCCACCTTCTCGCCGGTTGCCATCTCGGCAGCGGCAAGCAGCTTGGCGGTCTCATTGTCCGCCGTATTCATGCGCTCACGGGCAGCAAGTTCCGCCGCCTTGCGCTCGTTCTCAGCGGCTTCTTTAGCCTGCTCGGCCTGAAGCTTCTCCATGCGCGCAAGCTGGTTATCCTGAAGCTTTGCCTGCTCAATCTGAGCCTGCATCGCAAGGCGCTGCTGATCGGCTTGTGCACGCTGTTGGTCAGCCTGAGCGCGCTGCTGAATGGCCATCTGCTGCACCTGCGCCCCAAGTTGAGCCACTTGCATGCTGCTATCCGGCGGCATCTGCGGCTGAGGCGCAAACTGTTGAGCGGCCTGATCAATCGCACCAAGCTCTTGGCTAAAGCCTGCCAACTGCTGCTCAATGAACTGCTGAACCTGCAAAATCACCTTAACTTGATCGCTGGCCTTTTCCGGGATCAAATCTTGTTTTTGCGCGATGTCAACAGCATTATGTGCTTCAACTATGTAATAATTGAGCAGATGATCCCGCAAATGAATCGCCATCGGGTAGATGTACGTTTTCATAATCGCCGGATTGCTGCCGAACAACGGCGACTTCAAGAACGCCATATGCGTCATGATGTGCGCGATGTGATCCTGCTGCGGCAGAACGTAGACGGGGCGACCCATAGCTGCGGCGACATTTTCACTAACCGGGTCTAAATTCTCTTTGCCCGGTTCCGGCTGAAGAACCTCATCCGCCGGAACCTTCAGGGTGCGGAGGAAGAGTTTCTCGACCTTACGCGGGTCATACAACTGCGGCACCATGGAGGCCCGCTGCATGATCGCTTGGATCTGGGCGAATCTCTGCGTCTCAGAGAAGATCGCGGGATCGCTGACGGGCACCACATCCAGAGGCCCGTCGAAGTCAGACGGATCAATCTCCAGCCCTTCAATCAGGGCCTCCACGTCCTCCTCAGTCAGATAGGCCGAGTTGATGCGGTGAAGGATCTTGAAGCAACGCTCCATCGCGTTGTGCAGGCGCGAGTGGATGCTGCTAAACACGACCATACCCTGCTCAATCAGGGCCATCGTCGTGCCGACAGGCTGGTTGGGGTTCTGGTCGCTTAACTTCTCGAACGAAGTCTGAACGACGCCCTTACCGGCATCCACCAAGAAGCCCAGAAGCTGAAACAGCGTCGGGCTCGGCGGGTTGAACGGCATGGGCATGGCAAGCTTGCGAACATCGTCAACAAGCGCGCCGCCCTCCATCTCAACCACCTCGGTCGGCTGGAGGTTGATCGTCTGGCCGCCGGGGCCGCCCTTCAGCTTGAGCAGGGTCGGCATGTTCTGGATATGCGCGCTGTCGAGCAGGGCACGCAGGGCACCCGTCGCCGCACCCGACAGGCCGCCGATCATGTGCGTCAGGCCGATTGGGTATGCGCCGCGCCACGGCACGAACGGGAACTCGACAATCCAATCAAGCTCCTGACGACGATCATCGTCAGGTTCCCAGTTGCGATAAAGCGCCAGCGCCTTGTTCGTAGACTTATCGACGCTCAGGATATACGGGCAGAGTTCTTCGTCTTCGATGTCCAGATAAGTATAAATTTCGTAGATCGTCCGCAAACCATCTTCGTTATAGCTGGTAGACTTGCGGCCTTCGATCTTGTCGTTGGCAATCGTCGCCTTGCTAAATTCCGGGTCATCCGGATACCCAAGGTCAACGTCGATATACATGCCCGCCTTGACGCGCTTCAGGTACTCCATCTTCGTGATGTACTGAACGTGCGTCTTGCGCTCGGCAGTGTAGAAGTTCGTTGCTGCAAACGGCAGGTAAACGTCGTCAATCGGCACGAATTCAGCCTGCGGGCGACGGCGCTGCGGGTTCCACATGAACTTCATGTACTGCCCGCCGCCAAGCGGTAGCC